ACTATGGGCGATATTGGACATAACTATAGTAAGTTCTACCCATAACTATAGTAGAACTTGGACATAACTATAGGCGAACTTACTCATATATCCATATCATAGTCATATGATATAGGGGAGTGGAAACCCTGGAGGGGTTTCACACTCCAGGCGCTGAAGCGCACGAGAAGGAAGAGAAAAGAAGTATGAAAAGATTTAATGCAGTTGATAAGGAACATTGGTGGATCACAGCGCGCGCGGAAGCAGAAGGCAAAGGCACTTTAGTTCCGATAGCGCTTGCGCGAAAGGACAATGATTTTTCGCGCGTGCGTAGTATTGTATGGTCTTGGTTTAGGCGCGAGTGCGGAAGGACGGAGTTAAGTGTCGGTGCTAAGTTAATGTTGTGGGCCTTGTGCGAGCGTTGGCGTTATGAAACCTGGTCATCACATGATGCGATAAGTTACTATGCAAAGATGACGGGAGTCAATAGAAAAACTGCGGGGCGTGGGGTAGGCGAGTTGATAGATCAAGAGATCATCTGGTGTGTGTTAGAAGGTGAGCAGAAAAGACTCAGGCGCTCGCAAGCGAAGGGTAGGAAACATTTTTTATTGGTGGGTTTAATTGACCTAGTGCGCGAGTAGTTGTGCGTGGGTGTGCGGTAAGGCGTGCGGGCGTTGAGGTGGCTAATTAATATACATACACGGAGTTAATTAGCGCGCCCGCACTAAAACTATAAACTATCTCCGATCATTGACAACTAATATTATGGCCGTGAGCGATAAGACTATCGCAAAGGCTATGAATATATCCCATAAGAAGTTAAGCATTGTCATTGTCTATATCTTCTTGGTTATCTTCTGTATCTAAACCGATTACTTCAAAATGTGAATCAAGCCATTCTTTATTGATTCCGTCCTTTTGTAGTTTATCTTTGAATAATTTTTCTAGTTCTTTTGCTTTCATTTTTTTTTACTCCTTTTCTTTTGTTAAATATTAAATCAAAGTTCTTATTAAATTTATCTTTGTCGTGCGGTCTTGGTTGTGATCCCTTAGACATTAGCGCTCTCTAAAAATAAACATTAATAAACTTAGTACATGATCTGACAAGTGCCTAAGATGTTTTGGTATTCTTCTTCGGTCTATCTTCATACTGTACCTCGTTCTCTTTGTTATATTGTGCAATCAATAAAAACCATTTGTCGCGCTCTTCGTTTGCCTTGTCTTGCGCCTGGTCTTTAATTTGTTCTTGTTGCTCTATTTGTTTTATGGTTATCATTGTTGCTCTTCCAAAGTTTTTTCGTGTGCATCATCTGCTTTACAGTCTGCCCATAATCCCTCGTTAGAACCACAGTCTAAACATATATCTTTTTTTTCATCTACATTTCTACTGCCACAACACATACAACATAAGGACATGTTTGCTATCTCTAACCAACTATATGATTTGTCCATAATTAATTACCTCGCTTTTTGTTTATGATCTTAAAATAAATCTCTTGTTCTAGTTCGTTGAACATTCTTATATGCAAGTCATCTAGTGACTTAGCATTGTATTTGTGTAGTAGGTGGTCATAGAACCTAGCCTTGAACCAAGTGTCTATGTGCGTGCTTATGTGTTTAGGATTAGTCATTATTTACCTCTTTTATTTCTTTTTCTAGTAATAAAATTATATAAGCCATAAAGTTCCAGTAGTTCTCACATATTTTATCTTCTTGAACACTTGTTAAGTTATCATCTACTGAACCCATTCTTTTGGCTAGTTTAATAATATCTACATAATAATATTCTATATTAATAGCTAAACCACTTAACCAATCGGCTATGGCTTTTTGTTTTCCAACTCTATCAATCATAAAACCATATTCTGAATTAAATCTATCAAATAGATATTTAATCTTTTCTTTTCTTGATAAGTTCTTACCAATTAAATCATCTTCATCACTTATACAATTAAGAATATGATTTTTATAGTTCTCTTGATATTTTGTGTAATGTAATTTATTCATATTTATTCTCCGTGTTGTTAATATGTACTAATTATATTACTCATTTTTCCTCTATAGTCAATACTAATCCTCAATATTTATGTATATTTCTTTATAAATAGCATAAAAAAAGGGTATTTAAGCTATAATTAATCGGAATATGACAACAAAAATACCCAAAAAACGCGGAAGAAAACCTATCATCATTGACCATGAAAGGGTTGAATACTTGGCTAGTTTAAATCTTGGTATTATGGATATTTGTAGGTCTATTGGCGTTGGTTGGGATACCTTCAACAAACATAGAAACAAAAAAAATTCTGAATTATCGGATGCATTGGCAAGAGGAAGAGCAAAAGGTTTACAGTTGGCAACGAGCAAGTTAATGGAAAAGATTGAAGACGGAGATTTCAATTCAATCCAGTTTTATTTAAAGTCGGCAGATCGCGATACCTGGGCGGAAAAGACGCAGGTTGACCATAATCTTAATCTAGCAGGAATCTTGGACAGCGCACGCGCTCGCGTGATAGACCACGAAACTGCGCCCGCGCTAGCCCCCGCGAGCAAGCGCGCAAGCGGTAGCGATATAGATAATAAAGGGTAAGTTTGCAGTGTTAGTTTTTTCTCCCTCTTAACTAATATGATTCATTTCTCACAAATGCAAATTTACCCCCCCCTTTCGTGCGCAGGCAGGTGCGATATATGTATAACACTATAACTAAATTTTTATTATGAAATACGGAGTCAAACAAGAAAAAGAATTGATGACCGAAATCTGGTCAGGACCAATTAAAGACAATCCCGTAAACTTTGTGAAGTATGTGTTCCCCTGGAAACAAAAGGACACCCCCCTTGAAAACTTTAGTGGACCAAGGAAGTGGCAAGAAAAAATTTTGCGAGAAATGGCAATACACATAGAGCGCAACAACGCGCTTGATTTACCAGAAATGTTTAGACTTGCTGTAGCCTCTGGCCGTGGTATAGGTAAATCAGCTTTGGTAGCTTGGATTATTATGTGGATGCTTTCTACCAGACTAGGATCAACCATAATTGTTACAGCCAACACAGAACAACAGCTTAGATCAAGAACATGGGCGGAACTTGGTAAGTGGCTCACACTCGCAATCAACTCACATTGGTTTACCAAAACAGCCACCACGATAAAACCAGCAGGATGGTTTGAAGATGCACTTATCAAAGACTTAAAAATAGATACAGGTTACTATTACGCGCAAGCACAACTTTGGAGCGAGGAGAATCCAGACGCGTTTGCAGGCATCCACTCGTCATACGGCGTTTGTTTAATCATGGATGAAGCATCTGGTATCCCCGCTCCCATCTACAGCGTGTCAGAAGGTTTCTTCTCAGAACCCACGCGCAACCGCTACTGGTTTACATTCTCTAACCCTAGAAGAAAGTTTCAACAGCAAGCGCTCGTTCTGGAAAAACCAACAAATAGATTCGCGTAATGTAGAAGGTACAGACAAAGAGTTATTTCAAAAAATGATTGAGCAGTATGGCGAAGATTCAACTGTCGCGCGCGTGGAGGTGATGGGCGAGTTTCCAAAAGCTGATGACGATACAGTAATACCAATGGATCTTATCAAGTCCGCGATTGACAGGGATGTTGCTCTTGCGGCCAACGAACCAATTATTTGGGGCTTGGATGTCGCGCGCTTTGGCGGTGACAACTCCGCGCTCTGTATCAGACAAGGCAACCATGTTATGGATATTACTTCGTTTAAGTCTATGGACCTGATGCAACTATGCGGCGTAATAAAAAATAAGTATGACGATTGCACCGCAATAGAGCGACCGCAAGAAATATTGGTAGATGTCATTGGACTCGGCGCGGGCGTGGTGGACAGACTGGCAGAACAAAACTTACCCGTGCGCGGTATCAATGTTGCCGAAGCACCCTCCACGAAAAAAAATTTTTTAAATTTGCGTGCTGAGTTATGGTTTGCGATCAAAGATTATCTTACCCAACGAGATTGTAGACTACCACTAGATGACGACTTGGTAGCTGAACTAGCCGCGCCTATGTATAAATATACCTCTACAGGCAAAATAAAAATAGAGTCCAAAGAAGAAATGCGTAAGCGAGGAATCAAATCCCCTGATAAAGCTGACGCTCTGGCTTTGACTATGGCAAGTTCAGCTGCAAGTTTTGGTGGTAGCACAAGTTTTTTAGGGTATAATTTTAAAAAACCACTTAAATCACGAATTATACGAGTAGGGTAACATGGCAGAAAAAATAAAAGAAAAAGACATGAAGGCTGCTGTTGAGGAAGAAAAAAATATGCTTGATCTTGTCGGTGTCATCAAATCAGAAATGGATGACGCTAGAGATTTTATTCATCAAGTAGGCGCAGATAGAGCCGAGTCAACAGAATATTATTTAGGTACAGAACCAAGCAGCACATCAAGTGTGCAGTCTGAGTTTGTATCAACAGATGTAAGAGAGAGCGTACTGTTTATGTTGCCCTCGATTATGAGAACATTCTTTGGTACTAAAAAGATTGTAGAGTTTGTGCCAAAAGGTCCAGAAGATATACCACTAGCAGAACAGCAAACAGATTATATTAATTACATCATCCAACAAAAGAATCCTGGTTTCAAAGTTTTGTATGAAGTATTTAAAGATGCGCTGGTTAGAAAAACAGGCTTTGTCAAAGTGTTTTGGGATGACAGCGTTATGGCTAGCACCCACGAATACACAGACTTAGATCCGCAGTCTTACCAAGCCTTGATACTAGATAAAAATGTTGAGGTACTAAAAGAAAAAGCAACCAAAGAATCTATCACTACGATTGACCCTGTAACAGAAGAAGAGAT